ACGACGGCTTTGCCTTGCGGGCTGAACCGGACGATCGGGTCCGATGTCACGTTGCCGGAGATGGTCAGGTTGTTGTCACTCATGCTGCTGCTGCTTTCTTGTCGAGGGTGTTGGCGATCTGGCGGGCGAACGCGGCGTCCTCAAGGAACGATGCGACGCCGATCTTGCGGCCGGCCTGTTCAGCGATCGCGCGCAGCTCGGCCTTGATGGTGTCGTCGGCGCCCTTGCAGCGATCGAACAGCGCCGCCGCCTGCTCGGCTTTCTTGCGTTGCGGGTCAAGCGGGCTTGTCGACCGGGCAGGTTCGTCGACGGCCTTTGACCACAACTTGGTGCCGATGCCGAACCGCATCGCGGCGTTGCGGATCATGTCGCCGACCAGTTCCTTCTCGGGTTCGCCCTTGCGGGCTTCGCAGGTGCCGACGCCGATGATCGACTTGCCGTGCACGGTGATGCGTCCCCACATGACGAGGCGGTTGCCTTGCGTGGAGATCCGCGGGCCGCCGGTGGTCGGGTCGTAGGCGAGCGGTTCCCACGTCCACAGCGGGTCGATGTCGATGAGCGCCAGGGTGACTTCGGCGTGGCCCATGTAGACGAGGTTGACGCCGCCCTTGGGGACGGTTGCCAGCGTCTTGGGGTCAGGCTGTGCGTGCCGGCCGGGTACTGCGGCGAGCAGGTCGCTCGGGTTGTGCGTTGCCATTGGTTTCCTCCAGGTTGAATGGCTTCGGATAGCGGGTGATGCCTCGGGCGAGGTCTGACTTGTCGAGGTTGTGGTGTGCCTGTTGCAGAAGGCGCAGCAGCTCTCGCTCGGTGCGGGTCATTCGGGACATTGCTGTCTCGCTGGGCAGAAGTCGCTCGGCTCGAGGTCGGCGCATACGACGCACATCGGTTCGTCTTCGTCGCCGTCGTCGGCGTATTCGGTGTCGGTGAGATGGCCGCACAGGGTGAGGCGTTCATGCAGGCAGCAGACGACGTGGCAGAACTCGTCGGATGGTGTCTGCGGTTGGCGGCGCAGTGACGGATGCAGGCTCATGCGGCTGCCGCCTGTCGGCCGGCGTTCGTCAACTGCCAGACGACGCAGCTGGTGCCGGTGTCGGATACGCCTCGACGCCCGGAGTCGCAGACCAGGCCGAGGCGTTCCAGTTCCTTTCGACGCACACGGATCGACGTCTGCTTGACGGCCTTCTTCAACATGAGCGACGCCTTGCGTGCAAGGTCGAAGTCGGTCGCCGGGCCTTGCTCGAGGATGCACATCACGACGTTGTGCATTGCTCGGACCTTGTGGATGGTCTGTGCTTCGGCGGCTGCGTGTGACGTGTCGGGGTCGTCGTGGCGGGCGCCAGCGATGATGGTGACGAACACTGGTGCGGCGAAACAGTGGGTGCGGTCGTTCTCCAGGCGGTAGAAGCCGTCGACTCGTTGGCCGGTGACGCGCCAGATGCTGTTGCTGCCGTCCAGGCGTGCGAGACGGATCACAGCCGGACCCGCTTCACGACAAGGTCGCCAGCGTTCACGACTTCGGTCTGCACCCAGCTCGTGATGGCGTGCCATTCGGGGTCGCCGTCGACCGGGCGGTGGCCGAGCCGCCGGTAGTGGTGGGCGGCCCACACGGCGTCGATGATGACGTCGAGGTTGTCGCGCACCACGGTGGCGGCAGCGTGGCCTTCGCGCTGGGTCACGGTGCCGAGCACGATCTCGACGACGTGATGCAGCGCGGCCTCAAGCTGGTCGAGTGTGACGGGCACCGGAAGTGAGGGTCCGGTGCCCGTCTGGCCGAGACGGTCGTCAGCGCCCTGTGCATGTGGCGGCGTCACGTCGTCGGCGATCATGAGTTGCTCCAGCAGTGCACCGTGTCGGTGGCGCTGTAGAGCGTGCGGTACAGGTCGGTGACCTCGACGGCGGTGCGTGCGATGTTCAGCACGTTCCGCAGGTCGGTCCAGTCGGCGTCGATCACGTCTTCGATCAAGGCGTGAGCAACGTGGTTGACGCAGCTCCTCATGCGCCACCTCGCCACGGCACGTAGCAAGATCCCCATGCACGCCGGGCGTATTGGCACAACAAGGCGGCGGCCTGCACGTTGGTGGTCGGGTCCATCAACGCTGCGGGCGTGATCTGCCGGCCCATCTTCGACGACAGGTACGGCAGGTTGATGTCGTTGATCTGCAGCAGGCCCGAGTCACGACTGCGGCTGCGGATGTAGGCGGTGCAACGCGACTCGCGGTGCATCGTCCGGGACATCTTCGGGATGTTCCAGCCGCCTCGAGGGGCCAAGGCGGCAAGAAGGGGTTCGTAGCTCTTGCAGCGACCAGCAGCTGCGTCAGCGTGTCCAGGTGTGAGCGTGCCGGCGATCAGCGCGGCAGCGAGCAGGAGTCGGCGCATCAGTCCTCCCACTCGGTGAGGAACGGGATGCGGTCAAGCCAGTCGCCGTGGTTGTCGGCGATCCAGCCGGCGACCGTGAGGATGGTGCCGAACGATCCGAAGATGAGGAACAGTCCGAAGATGGCGTCGCTCATGCTGCGACCTGCCCGAGGTAACGGTTGACGGACATCGTGGAGAACCGCCAACGCCAGGACGGCTCGGTCGGGTCCACCGGGGCCAGCAGCCCACGGTCCACGAGGTCGATCACCAGCTTGCGCTTCGGCTGTCCCTTGCGGGCGCCCTTCACGTAGGTGAGGCGGAGAACTGTTGCGACTTCGGTAGTGGTCAGTACCACCGCCGAGGCCAGCAGCTCCGCCGCTGTGGCTTTCGGTTGTGTCATGGCCGGTACTTTAGGCACAGTTACTAGTTACTTACAAGTCATTACTTTCGGCTCTGGTGTTTTCTCGTAACCATCGCTAAGGTGCGGGCGTGCAGGAGGATCTACCGATCAGTGGCGACGCGCTCAAGCGCCGACGCCTTGAACTCGGGTTGACGCAACGGATGATTGCCGAAGCCTTGGGTATCTCCAGTGCGAGCGTCACCCAGTGGGAGACCGGCCGGTCGGCGCCGTCGATGGCGAACATCAACCGGTTGCTCGAGGTGCTGCAGATCAACGTCGACACCCGCACCAACGATCAGCGGGTCACCGATCTTGAGGCGAAGATGCTGCAGGTGCAGCAGACCGTTGCTCAGTTGGCCGACCAGCTGCTGCACCAGACGCAGGCGGTTGCTGATCTCGCAGCCGCGATGCCTCGGCGGCGATCCGACAGGTGAGTGTCTCGATGCGAGCCATCTTGGCTTGCATCAGTGTCTCGAACTCGTCGGTGTTCACGTCCATCCTCCTGGCATCCACGGCTGACGCAGACGGTAGGCCGAGGGTGTGTCAATGATGGGCTCTCGACGCCCCCCCCCCGCTGCATGGTTGTCATGGCGTGAAATGATGGACACCGTTTGGCGTGGCGTCAAGCGAAACCGAGAAGTATACAAAACACCTTTTCGGTCATTTCGCCCGACGTAGGCCGGCCATCACGTCGGATGCCGCCCGGTCGGCAGCAGGCACCCAGTGCCCGTAGCGGTCCGATGTGGTCGACAACTGGCGATGACCAAGCCGTTCCGACACCGTCTTCAACGGGATGCCAGCAGCCAGCAGCTGCGTGGCGACGAAGTGCCGCAGGTCGTGCAACCGGATCGACGACGGCAACTGCAGCCGATCTCTCAGCCGTCGAAACTCTCGCGACACGTAGTCCGGACGCCAGGGCGTGACACCGGCGTCGTGCGAGAACAGCCACACCGGTGACGGCAGGCCGGCCGACAACGCCAACTCGACCTGGCGGCGACGATGCGCTGCAAGGGTCTGCGCCAACACGTCGCTGATCGCCACGACCCGATGCCCCTTGGCGCCGGTCTTGCCGTCGGTCACGACCAACTCGCCGGGCACCTGCGAGATTGATCGGCGCATCACGATGGCGTCGTCCTTGATGTCGGCCCATTGCAGCGCGCACACTTCACCCCTTCGGGCGCCGGTTGCTGCGGCCAGTTCGATGAATAGACCGAATGGGCCGTCGACAGCCTCGAGGAACTTGATCACCTGGTCGACCGATGGCGGCTCGATCTCACGCTTGGGTTCGGCCGGCCGCTTGGCAGCGGTGAACGGGTTCACGGTCGCCCACTCATACCGGCGGGCCATCGTCCAGGCTGACGACAGCACGGCGTGCAGCCGGCGGACACGGTTCACGGACCAGCCGTCGCGGCCCAGCTGCCGATAGAAGCCTTCAATAACGCTCGGCGTTATGTCGGCGATCTTGCGGTCGGCGAACGTGGCCGGCATCGCGTTCAGCACCCGTCCGGCATCGACCCGGTAGGTGGCCGAAAGGTCTGCTGATGTCAGCCAGGTGGCGGTCAGTTCTTGCACCGTCATGCCCCTGGCTTTGGGCCGGCCGCCCAGCTCGAGCAGAAGTTCGACGCCTTTGCTGGTCGCTTCGGACTTGGTGCGGGCGGTGGCCGAGGCCCGGTGGCCGGACTTGTAGACCGACACCTGCCATGTGCCGTTGTCGAGTTTGCGGAGGTGCACCGGGCGATGCTGCACCACGGCAGGGCGGGTGTCAATCGACGAAAACTACGCGCGCTACGCGCGACCGACAGGGAAAAACAAAGAACCCCTGCCCAGATTTGTGGTCTGAGCAGGGGTTTTGTTTGCAGCCCGTACGGGATTCGAACCCGTGCCGCCACCTTGAGAGCAACGGTCAACAGGTGTTTTATGTTTCGGTAGATCGCGAAACCGCAGGTAAACGCATGGTAGGTGTCGGACGTTTCGGTACCGACTCCGCGCGACTACGCGCGATTACGCGCGCAAAAAGCAGCAGCACCCCTCGCGCTGGGGGCGACGCGAGGGGTGTGCGCTCAGCAGCAGGCGGATGCTGCGATCTAGTCAGACAAGTCGCCCCAGCCTTCGACTGCGGTCCTCGGGATCGAGAACACGCCGGTCACGTTTCCGGCGTCGTCGCAAGAATGGGCGATCACGAGGTGCCGCTTCGTTTTGGCGATCAGTACCCCAACGGTGTGGACAGTCACGCCGGTGTCGTCGAGGTCGGACAGCCACTCCCCTGGCGCCACATGCGCTGCATCGTGCCAACGGATCCACACCGGCCGCCGTTTCACGGCTTGACGGCAAGCCGATGCAGCCAGTGATCGACGGCAGCGACCTCGTCCTGGGAGCGTGGTCGTGCGACGGCAGCGATCAGCGACGCCAACTGGTTGGCTTCGGAGGCCGTCAGTTTCACCGGGTGCTTGCTCATGCCTTGTAGTCCTTGCCGGCCCATCTGGCCCAGCCGTCGTGAATGGCGATGTTGTGGTAGGTGAACATGCCGTCGGCTTCTTGGTATGAGACCAGCGCCACGCCCTGCTGCCAGTCCTCGATGCGTGTCAGTGGCCGGCCATCGAGGTCGACGCCGCCCTTGGTGGAGGGCACTGCGCCGTCGATGCGTGCGAGGCAGCCAGGCGATGCCGCCATGATCTCCTTGGGCCCGTCACGATCTTCTCGGGTGCGGGCGGCGTACTCACGGCGGTGAATGTGGCCGTAGATCACGGACACCTTCTCGTTGCCGAGGTACTTGTGGGCGGTGCTGCCACCGGAGGCGACCCGGTCACCGTGGATGACCCGCAGCCGGTCGTTGATCCAGAACGCCGAGGCCGGATAGCCCGGCAGGTATTCGACGGCATGTTCGTCCATGCGTGCCAGATACGGCAGCGACATCACCGGCCACGATTCGGGTGCGTTGCCTTTGCGGAGTCCGAACGCTGCGACGGCGTTGTCGAGGAGGTAGCGCGGCAGGCGTTCCTCGTGGTTGCCGGCGAGCCACACGATGCGTGCGTTCGGCGCTGCGGCGCGCAGCTCGGCGCACAACGTCGCCAGACGGTCGATGCTGGCTTGTGTGGTCTGCTGGTAGGCCGGCGTCGTTCGGTACTTGCCGAGTTCGGCGGCGTCGAGGTTGTCGCCGACCAGGACGACCAACGTCGGGTTCATGTCGGCGGTGATGGCGAGGGCCACGGCGATGGCGTCCTCGTCGTGGATCGGCTCGAGGTCGCCGTTGCGGGCTCGGTAGTAGCCGATCTGCATGTCGGGCAGGATCACGGCGTCATGCCAGCCGTCGGTGCGTTGCGGCTTGACCTTGCGCGCCGGGACGGTGACCGACGGGCCGGGCTGGATGACCGGCCACTGCGGGCCTTCGGCCCAGTGCGGCGACAGGGTGATGCCGGCCATGTCGACGACTTGATGTTCGTCCTTGCCCTCGGCGTTCTGCGTCTTGTAGAAGCCTTGGTACAGCGTGATCTTGTTGACTCGTCCGACGTCGTCAACGTCGATGCCGTTGCGGTCGAGCAGGTCGGCGATCTTGCCGAGCGTTGCTACCCGGTTCGGTTGTTGCTCGTTGGCCAGTGCGTCACCGAGCGCCACAGCTGCACGACCCGTTCCGGTGCCGCATGATCGTGTACGACTTGATGTGACCGTGACCTTCGGCGGCAAGGGCGCGTTCGATCTGTCCGTTGCTGAACTGCTGCGGCGATGCGAGCGCGTCAACGAGTGCGATGCAGTCGGCCGGAGTCAGTTGCTCGAGCAGGACGGCGATCGCGCACCGCATTCGGAAGTTGCGCGCAGCCTCGGCGTTCAGTGCAGCCCCCAGCGCCATCGTTACGACCTCGAGTGCAGTGTCTTGCCGAGCTGCAGGATCGACTCGATCACGAGCTGGATGGCGGCGACCTGATCGGCGGTCAGCTTGAGGCCGAATGCGGTGGCGCACACGACTGCTGCGCGGAGCAGGGATCGGAGCGCGCTGGAGATGGCGTCGTTGCCGAAGAAGCGGTACATCGGGTTCCTTACGTGTAGCGGTTGACGATGGTGGCGATCTCGTTGGCGTTCAACGCCCGACGCCAGACGGCGGCAGCGACCATTTCGAAGTCTTGATAGCCGGTTCCCGTGTCGCCCATGCGTCCGATTCGCATCGGCACCGCGTTCGCTGACGAGCCAACGGCACTTGTGCTGGTAGTTGCGCTGAAGGTGTTGTTGGTTGCAGTGTCCAGCGTTTGTGTATTTCGGTTGACTCGCAAGGTTGAAACGCGCAACGCACCAAGCGTGTATGTCGACAGGTTCGATCTAGAGGCCGAGGCCGTGCCGTCCGAGATGCCGCCGTAAAGGCCGGACGAGGTGCCACTGTTCGACACGCTCCAGCCGGTGCTTGATACCACTGCCTTGTCAATGATTCGTCCGAAGCTTGTCGGTGTCGCCCACTGGCGCACGACGACCACGACGGTGAACGAGTCGCTGGCGCCGAAGTCGAGCAGGTCGTTGTCGGCGACCTCGAGGTAGTCGTCGGTGCCGAACAGCAAGGTCGACCGGGTGACGGCGACGGCTTTGCGGCCCGACGTGGAACGGTTGATCGTGACGGTGGCAGCGTTCGCCGACGACTCCGTGAACGTGGCCTGTGCGCCGCTGGTGATACCGGTCGTAAAGTCGGCATGAAACAACGGTGCGTTAGTGAACGTCAGTCCACTCCACACCTTTGCTTCGTAATACTTACCAACAGCACCTGCCACACCAACATCGGTTCCACCAACACCAATCTGAGCAGCGTTCACTCGTCTACCCGCAGGGTCTACGAACGCTTCGGTGACTGATTGCAGCAACGTCCATGTTGGATTCGTATTATCTGGCGACCAATAGAAATGCGCCGTATTGCCACCCGATCCATTGTCAGTGTCATGCTGCACACCAACCCATTTGGCGCTGGCAGGAACTGCCACAGTGCCATAGAGCGAGTGCAAACCACCAGTGGTGTCGTACCATAAAAACTTGAGCGAACCGCCAGCGTTTGTCCACTGGCCGAAGTTGAACGGGTAGAAGTTGGTGTCGACGCCAGACTGTCGTTTGAGCAGCAACGCAACATCGGCATTTCGATCAGTTGGGTCGTACCTGACGGCTATCGAAACGTCACCACCCAACGATGCGCCACTGTTCGGAGCCGACGCAAAGTTGGCCGAGGCAGTGCCGCCAGGCAGGTACAGGTAGTTGGTTCCCGTATGCGTCAGCAGCGCCGGATCGAACGAGTCGGTGCCGGTTGAGTTACCGAACACGGCATTCAGCGCCGAGCCGCCCGTGCCCAAGTTCGACAGCGCGCCCGACACCACCGACGACAGGCCGGCGTCCACCCAGAACACGGCGTCGTTCAGCACGTCCTCGCCCGAGGCAACGATCCCGATGGTGCTAGGCACTGAGGTCACCAACCAGCAGGAACGTGTTGGTGCCGGTCACGATCAGCGAGGCTGCCGAATACTGGGCCCGCAGCTTGAGTCCAGGTGTGGCGTTGACAGTCGTGCCCGACGCTGCGACCGTCACCTGGCCTGCACCCAACTGGGCGAGGTCAATGCGTTGGCCGGTCGCTAGACCAAGGCCGCTTGGCACGGTCAGCGTGATCGCCGAGCTGTTAGTCAGCGTGACAAGTTTGCCAACGTCGGTAGCGAGCAGGCTGTAGGTGGTGCCGGTCTGCGCGTTGAGCGTCTGCGCCGTGTCCCACTGGCCTTGCGCCCCTGTGATCTGACCGGTGACCGCGATCGACGTGGCCGCAACCGTCGCCGTCGATGTTGACGTGCCGGGCCAGCCTGACTCCATCACCGACAACGTGCCGGCGATCAACGATCTGGTCGCACCGGACTTCGTGAACTGGACGTAGAACTGATACGTGGCTGCGCCGAGCGTGGTTGTTTGCGTGTCGGTCAACGACAAAACCAGCACGCCGTCGGATGGCGTGGTCGTCGTCCAGTTGGTGGCAACGAGCGATCCACCCGACGAGATGCCGGTGGTCACAGTGACACCAGTCCACGAATAGTCGGCACCGTTCTCGGTGACGCCAAGCGTGACAGTCAGATCGTCGCCGGTGACCGCGACGATGTTCAATGTCGCTGGTGCTTGTGTGATGACAGCCATCAACGCTCCTTAGGTCGGGTGACGTGGTCTTCGATCATGTAGATGCGCTCGTTGAGCGTGTCGTGACGTTCATGCAGCCGGCGCACCATCTGCTCGAGCCGGTCGACGGCGTCACGCAGACTGCTGCCACCGTTCGGCCGGTACTGTTCGGCCGCTGCCTTGGTCGCCTGTTTCACCTGGCGGTTCTGATGCAACGCCACCAGCTGCACGACAAGCACCGGCAGCACTGCGGCAAGCACGGTCGCTTCCGCCGACGACAACCCGATCATGGCTTGGCCGCCGCCAGAAACGCTTCCACGTCCTTGACGCGTTGCGGCACGAGGTCACCGGCCCAGTAGCGCAGATGCCACGGTTCCCAGCCGGGCATACCTGGACGGGCGCCCTCCCAGCCGAAACCGAACGAGATCGCATTGTCCTGCACCCACTGCCACGCCTTGGCATCCTCGGTGATGCCGATGATCTTCTTCACCCACGCCTTCGCCAGCTTGTCGTAGATCGACTTGCAGACAGCGATGTCGTTCGCCAACGACCAACCGTGGGTGGAGGTGCCGGGCACAGCAGCCGGGGCGACACCTCGGCGCAGATACCAACGCTTGCCGTTCCACACTCGAGGCGAGGTCAGCACGTTGCGGCCCGGCAGATAGGTCGGCGTGTAACGGGCGAGGAACAGCTGCTGCTGCTGGTCGTACGTGCGGTAGGTGCCGGTCGTTGACAGCTGCGACTTGGTCTCGGCGAAACAGACGACCGCCATCGCGTTCCATGCACGGGCCGCCAACGGATGCAGCGACAGGTGGCCGACACCTTCGAACCAGACCGACTGCAGATGGCACGGACCCAACCGGCCGTTCTTCTCGCCGGCCAGATCGGACGGCATCTCAACGGGCGGGAACTCGATCATGCTGACAGCCTCCACATTTCAAGGTTTCCGGTCACGTTGATGGCCCCGGCGGTGCCTTGCGAGAGTCGGATTTGGACGGTTTGGGCGGCGGCAACCGGCACGATGACCGACATGGCACAGGTGGTCATTTGTGTTCCGGCTCCGATGGGATGACGCCATGCGGTGGTCGCGTTCACATATGCCTCTATGGACGAGTTGGCACCGGGTGACGATGCCCATGAGATGACAGCGGAGATGGCGTACAGACCGCCAAGCCCTGTCGGGATCGTGATGGTGTCCGATGTTGCGGTGATGTAGCCGTCGGTGTCGGTTGTTTCGGTGTCCCATGACACAGCCGTGAAGGTGCCGGTTCCGGTCGGGATGGATTGGGTGGCGAAGCGTGCGAGCTGCACGCCGCTGCGACCAGCCGATCCGTAGTTGCCGACACGCACCCAGTTGGTGCCGTCGTAGCAGACGATCCGGTCGGTGTCGGTCTCGGTGATCAGCCGGCCTTCAACACCGGTCGGTCGTGTACCCGAGGTCACCTGGGCGACGACCTGCTGGCGCAGATAGGTGTCGTAGTTCGCGGAAGTCAGGACGCTTCCGTCTGCGAGCCCTGCGTCGGGCATGTCCGCCTCCTAGTAAGGGATCTTGTTGTTCGCTGCGGCACCGATGCGGCCGTAGGTGGCGTCACCCAACGTCAGCCACGGCGCCGAGCTGTAGGCCGTCATCTGCACTGGCGTCAGGTACACGTTCGTCACCCAGTTGTGCTCGGTGATCGTGTGCTGGATGCCCTGGACAATGCACGCCTGAGAGAACGTGCCGGTGCCACCAGTGGGCCGACGATTCACGGTGACCCGTTCACCAAGCTCAAGGCCGAGCACAACCGGCAGGATCGTCGCCGTCGCTGCTCGAGGCTTGATCTCGACGCGAGGAATACGGGTCGCCGGATCTTTCCGCAGCCGCAGCCGTGACGCCGCCAACTGGCGGGCAACGTACCCGGCCGTCGATGGCAGCGCCGATGCCGACACCGAATCCGACTGCGACCCGTAAGCAGCGACCGACGTCGAGTCCGACACCGTTACCCCTCCCCCTGAGTAGGAGACGGTGATCACGTTCCGGATGTTCTCCAGGTGGTTGCCGTCGATCTCGATGTCGGAGTAGTTCGTTTCGCCGGCCTGATCACCAAGCGTCCCGACGGCCGTGATCGACGACGCGTTGGTCATCTGCCATTGCCGGTCGCGCATCGTGACGTTGCCGTCGCCCGACATGAAGAACAGCCCCTGCTCGGCGACCGAACAGTCCTGGCACGCCGTCAAGGTCGAGCTGCCACCGGTGTAGGTGCCAAGCACGGTCGACCCGGTCGAGATGTCCCGGTCACCGGCCGGCCAGCTGATGGCGTCAAGGATGCGACCGATGCGGGTGCCGGCCCGGTCGCCGAGCGGATGCCCCCAGCCGGTGAGGCCGGCCTGATAGTGGGTGGTCACCTGTGTCGAGGTCAGACCGGCCGTGTAGATGGCGAGCCCGTAGATCGCCGGGTTGACCGGTGACCCTGCTCGAGGTTGCGCGACGGCTTGCACCGACGGCGGCGGCAACGCAGCGAACGTGTTGGTTGACGTCGCAGCCGACAGCGTCCCGGTCCACACCTGAATGCCGTTGGCGTACAGGATCAGGTTCGTTGACGACACGGTCAGCACCAGATGGGCGAGCGACTGGTTGATCTGCCAGCCGGTCGATGCGTACGTGTACGACTTGGTGTCGGTGCTGTTCGAGTAGCCGACCGACACGGTGCCGTCGGTGGCCGACACGGCGATCCGAATCCAGTTCGTGGAATCGAGCGCCGCACGGGCGATGTTGGTGCCGCCGTACACGCCGTATTGGAAGTTCCAGAACCATCCCTCGAGCGTCTTGGGTGCTGACGTCGGGACGCTGTTGGCGACCCAGCCGACGTTGGCGAGGGTGCTGGTCGGGCCGACCGGGCGGGTGATCGTCAAGTCGGCCGGCACGGAGAACGACGAGTCGCCCTGGTTGAAGTTGGAGATGTCGACGTTGCCGACCACGGCTGGCGAGATCGCGCCGTCGTCGATCGTGTCGAGCGGCCAGTAATGCGCCGGGCTGTCAGCCTTGACGACGGCCTCGTAGGCGTTCGCTGGCGGTGCGATCTGTTGCAGTGCACGGAACCCGTCGACGCATTGGACCGACACCTGCGAATCAACCATGCCGGGGTATTCGATCGGCCAGCCCATGACGTGACCGGTGAAGATCGTGGCCGAGGTGGCGCCCGAGCTGGCGCGCACACGCACCTTCTTCATCGGGACGAGGTTGCCGTAGTAGGCGCCGGCCGTGTTCGACGGATCGAATCGGCGGGTCCGGTTGTCCAACGTCAGCGTCATCGTGCCCGGCGCATAATCGGACAGTTCGGTCTGCCGGCCACGGTTGGTGCGGATGTCTCGCACGTAGGTGGTGATGTCCACCCAGGTGCACGAAGCGTTCGCTGTGAGCGGGCTGTTGGTGAACGCAACCTCGACCGTGACGGTTGCGCTGTCGAACCATGCGGCCATTACGGGCGCACCCCACCGGAGCGGTAGTAAGCCTGCAGGGCGTCGTGTACGGCTCGTCCAGTTGCTACCGGGTTCCCGCCAGGAGCAACGTCGACCTTGATGGTGACGTTGGTGTTGCCGCCCGGTTTCGGAGGATTGTTGACCGGATTGTCAGGCTTGCGCGTTGGGTCGACCGTCACGCCACCCAATGCGACCGAGACGAACACGGTCTTGTTCTTTGCCCACCGGTTCAGTTCGGCGTCAATGTTACCTGGGGCGTAGGGGTCGAAATTGAGTACGACATCGGACGTGACATCGGGCGGGACGTTGCCCAACGCTTCGGCGTAGCCTTCGATGGCGAGTTTGCTGTCCAAGGTCGCAGAAGCGACCTCGAGCATGTAGTCGCGACCAGAAAGCTTTCCCTCGTCGAAGTCTTTCTTGAGGTCTTTCAGTTTCTGTGCGTTGCCTTCGAGCTGCAACTTCAAGTCGACCAGCGTCTTCTGACTCGTGAGTTCGCTCTTGAGGTTCTTGTAGGCGGTCGTGGCCTCACGCACGTTCGTTGCAAGCTTCGCCGCTGTCTGCTGAGCGGCGTCTTGCTTCTGGCTTGCGAGGCCGACATACCTTGCGGCGTACCCGGCGGAGTCGCCGAGGTTGGTGATCGACTTTCCGGTGTAGACGATTTTCTCGGTGTCGGTGGCGTTCCACCACATGCTGAACGCGTCGGAGATCTTGTTCCAACCGTATTCGGCCGCAGCCATCGGCCCCTTGGCAAGGTCTGTCAGCGAGAAGCCAAGGACGTTTGCCTTCTCGTCGAGGTAGGCAAAGCCGTCTGCGATCTTGATGACGCCGTTGAGCGAATCGGCTAGGACCGGTACGAATCCTTTACCGAGACGCAGCGTCACCTCTTGGACTTTGTCCGAAAGGTCACGCCATGCTTGCTGGAACTCTTTGGCTTTCTTGATGTCGTCGGCGTTGAACACTTTGACGTCGGCGACACCTTCGAGCTGTGACTTGATGTCGTCGGCCGATCTGGCGATGAGTGGCGCAACGGACTGCCAGCCTTTGCCCAGCAACTTGGCGCCAGTTGCTGCCCGTTCTGCAGGATCTTTGATGTCGCGAAGTGTTTGCAGCACGTTGTCGAACGTGGCTGCCGTGTCAACTGCGCCGGTTGATGTGCGAGCGATCGACACTCCGAGATCATTGAAGACCTTGGGGTCGATTGACTTGTTGAGTTTGCCGAGGACTGATTCCAACGTGCCGGCGTCAATTCCGAGGTCGCCGGTGACTTCAAGAAGCCTGCTGGCAGCTTCGTACGACAAGCCTGTTGATGCCGAGAAATTGTCGACCTGTTCGCCAAGCGCAGCCCATTCTTGGGCGGCATCCAAGGCGATCTTGGCGCCACCGGCGACAGCTGCGCCAAGTGCAGCAGGTCCGCCCACCGCACCGGTGAACACGGACCCGAGCGACGACACGCCGGCCTTGAGTTTGCCGGTGAACCCGTTGGCTTCGCCGACGGCAGTCCTGAAGTCCTTGAAGCCCTTCGTCGCCTTGTCGGTGACGACGTCGATGACGACCGAGATCCGCTCATTGAAGGTCGCCACGACTCACCCCTTGAAGAATTTCCCGATTGCCTTCTGCACTTGCTTGTCGACGCGACCAGGAACACGCTGTTGCATCAGATGCGTCGCATCCGACCACGTCTGCTTGCCTGACGTGCGCCCGTTCCATTTCGACCGGCGGGTCTGCTTGCCACGCTTGTTGAACTGTGGCGTGGGCCGTGACTTGCCAGCGTTGCGGCCCTTCTCCAACACGGCCATGTGGCCCTGGCTGTTGGGCCGGATCTTGATCTCGTGATCGGAGACGATGTCGTAGCGGCCGGCGATCTTGACCGGCTTCTTGCGACGCCAACCTGACATCGACTGGTCGCCCAGGTCGTTGATGACCGCTTCGTCGACATCCTTTTTCGTCTGGCCTGCGACGACGTTGAGTCGTCGACGACCGGCCTCGCCCGAGAACTCTCGTTGCAGCATCGCGATGCGACGCTCGAGCGAGGCCAGATCGTTCAAGTCAGAACGTGCCGTTGGAGACAGCGCCGGTCACCTGGAGCGACGCCGAGTACTCCACGCGGCCACCGACAGCGGTGGACACCGAGTACTGGGCGACGTACACCGAGCCTGCGGTGCGGGCCTGTGCCGAGACCGAGCCGCCAGGACCGAAGATGAAGCCGAGCAGCGAGCCGGCCGACTTGGCGGTGGTGAGCTGGGTGTGCACGACGACGTCGTACGGGCCCGACATCGTGTAGGTGTCGCCGTCCTGCAGGCCGGGGATGAAGCCCTTTGATGCCGAACCGAACGTCGACACGTCGAGCTGGTCGGTGGACTGCGGGAAGGACAGGTTGTCGGCGTACGACGACAGGTTCTGGAGTGCGCCTGCAGCGTTCGCCAGGTAGAACGCCGATGTGGTGCCGGCCTTGAATGCCATGTGAGTCTCCTAGGTGTGGGTGGTGGGAGAAGGGTGGGTCAGCGTCGGGCGAAGCTGACGAAACGGGTGCACGAGCCGACGCCGACGATGGTGTCGGTGACGCGCAGGTAGCGGTTGACGGTGGTGCCTGCCGCGATCACGAGACGTTCGGCGGTGGTGCCGGTGACGGCGGTGAACGTGCCGAGCGTCGACCACGTCGAGTTGTTCGTCGAGTGCTCGATGGTGATCGTGTCCGACGTCAGACCCGAGAAGGCGGTGACGTGCAGGTGGGCGACGCCGCCGTTGCTGGTGCCGGCGCTGTTGTCGACCGACGTTGATGACGTGGTGGTGGTGATCGCTGTGGTCGGGTCGAGGACGACACCGGCGTCGACGCCGCCGTCGCATTGGATCGACACGGCTGCGGTGACGACATCGGCGACCGGGCTGGTGACGGTGGCGTTGGACTGGTTGGCTTGCAGCAGCCATGTCTCGGCGCTGCGGGCGGTGCCCGACGGTGCGAGCGACAGCACCTGCGGCGTGCCCTTCCAGGTGTTCAGTGTGGCGAACTCGCCGCCGGCTGCGGCGACAGTGTCGAGCAGCAGGTCGAGCGACACGGTGCCGGTGCGCTGGCCGGGCACGTACTGCTTCGACGTGTCCGCCAGGGTGGTGACGTCGAGCATGGCGGTGTCGTCGCTGTAGGTGAAGCCTCGAGCGTATGAGGCCCAGCTTGCGGAACCGACGAACAGACGGCTGTTGAGAGACGCTACGAATGCCATTACCAGCAGACCTCGATCGTGAACTGGACGGCGAGGTATTCAACGCCGTCGATCCATGTGACTGATTGCACTTCGCCGCAGTTGGTGACCACCGCATAGTCGACGGTCACCGACCAGTTCGACCCGGTCTGCACGGCGGCGATCAGCGACCCCTCCCCCGACAGTTCGCACAGCGCATCCAACGCTGCCTCGGACAGCTCGGGTGTGGCGCGTGGTGCGTAGCCGGTGACGGTGAACTGGTGCACCGCTTTGGCTTGCGAGAACACCATCCGAGGGTCGAACGCTGGGCGGCCGACCTTGAAGCTGTACGTGTTGAGCTGGTCGCCGATGTAACCGTTCGCTGTCGACCATCCGGGGATCGTCTCGAGGACGTTGACGAGGTCGGCGCGCACCTCGGCGATGGTGGTCATGCGACCCTCGGCTTGACGTAGAACTCGACAAGGGCGGCGGCCATCGGGTTCAACGTCTCTCGGACACGCAGGATCGACCCGTCGAAGTTGAGGCCGCCGAACACTGCATCGGACGCCTTGAACAACTGGGTTGCCTGGATCAGGCAGGCCTTTTCGACGTCGTCGGGAACTGCGGGCCATCCGAACTTGGCGGTCACGCGCACGCCGGGCCGGCCAGATGACCAGATCGGGAACGCCGTGATCCCGGAGTCGACGAGGCGGATCTGCGTGAACGGCAGATCGGGAACCTCATGGTCGGCGTTGCGTGGCAGCAGGATGTAGTTCGTCGTGATCGTCAGCGTCGTCGCGTAGGTTCCATCGTCGTTGTCGTCGACCTTGACGACCAGCCCGGTCGTGGTCGAGATGTCGTCGGTGAAACAGTCGTATGCGTTGTCGGCGTAGTACTCACGCTGCACGACCGCAGGGTCTTGCCAGAAGCGGCGGCCGCAGTGCCGGTCGATCTGGCGTGAGGCGGCGTTGAGCGCCATCTCCAACTTGGTGTCGTACGAGGTGTCGGCCTGTCCGATGTTGAGCTCGGCCTTGAGCATTGCCATCGTGGCGTACGAGTTCGTCAACGTCATGGTTTCACCTCGATGATGCCGAGCCCCCAACAGTCGGGGAAGTTGAACCAGCGGTAGCCGGTGATGCTGACGAACTCCTCGATGGCACGTTTCACCGGGTAGGTCGGATCGCCGGCCGGTGCGCCTTCGGGGATTGGAAGTTCGGTGTCGTGGCAGACGATCAGACCGCCCGGTCGCACCATGTGCTGGTAGCGGTCGAGTTCGGCCTTGGTGTGCCGGTAGTGGTGCGACGTGTCGAGGAAGACGATGTCGAACGGTTCTGGCAGCTGCGCCTGAACGGTCGGATCCATGTCGTCGCCTTGGATGTACGTCCAGTGCGGGTGGCTGCCGATCGCCGGTTGAGTGTCGATGTCGACTGACCACAGGTGGCCGCCGGTCTGCTCGAGGGCGTGCAGCCAAGCGATCGTGGAGACACCGGTGCGGGTGCCCAGCTCGAGCACCTTGGTGCAGTTGCCGGACTTGACCAGTTCGACCATGCGTGGCAGGTGCAGGTAGATGTCCGACGGTGTTGCGCAGAGCCGTTCGTACTGTTGCCGCAGGGTCGGCTTGGTCCATGACCACACGTTGCCGCCTTGCAGCAGCTCGTCGTTCGGCAACAGTTCCATCACTGCTTTCGCTACGGGCGGGTGGTGTGCGTCGTCACCGCAGATGACACCACCGGGCGCCATGTAGGGCAGGACGGTCTGGATGGTGTCGAACACTTCCCGATAGGTGTGTTCGGCGTCGATGAACACGAGGGCGATCTGTTCGGTGTGGTCGACGAAGAAGTCACGCCAGCCGCACCTGTGCGGGGTCACGTTTCCGCCGGTGAGGGCGTCCATGTTGCGTTGGAACGTGGCGTACACGTCACGTTCGGCAGCGAGGTCCGACGAGATCTCGCCGGGCGAACCCTGCCAGGTGTCGACGGCGTGCACGATCCGGGGTCGGATCGCGTTCGCCAGGACGCTGGTGGAGCGGCCTTCCCATGACCCGATCTCGATGATCATGCCGGGTACGTGTTCGACCTGTCGGCCGAGCTGGGCGAGCCGGTCGCAGGATGCGTGGTGGAACCAGTTCTCGGTGAAGAAGTTCATCGCGGACGGAACCACACTTCCGGGCAGCGCCGCTCGGCGATCATCTTCGGCCATGTGTCGTCGACGTCGACCGGTTTCATCCGGCGGCCGTCGACATGGAACCCTTCGCGCAGGTACAGGTCCGAGGTCAGCCCGACAAGGGTGCGGTCGGCGATCTCGGGATGGCAGAACGATCCGAGTTTGGCGAGGGCAGCGTCCTTGCCGCCAAGCCAGGACAGGTGCCAGCCGGCGTCACGGATCGGGATGTTGGCGTTGCGGGTGTTCCGCAGTTTCTGGAACGGCCACTGCCCGAGCGAACCCAAGCCCTTCAACGTGGCGGCGACGGTGCCACCCCACGGGTCGGGGTGCAGCCAGTCGACTGCGAAACAGTGCAGCCGCTGCTCAAAGGTGACGAACCGGTCTCGAGGTCGGACGTTGCGGACATGCAAGGCCCGACAGATCTCGTCGACATCGCCGTGCAAGACGATGTCGTCATCGGCAAGGGTGACGATGTCGTTGATCTTGCGGAGCCCTTCCATCGCGTACTCGCGTTGGGCGAGCTCACGGGCCCACGGGTCCGGGTCGTCGGCGGCGGTCGGCATCCCGGTCGCCCTGATGACGATCAGCTTGTCCGACCAGGCGTCGAAGCGGGACAGGTTGTCGGTCAGGTGGAACGGCTTCGGATGGTCCTGGTGGTCGACGTCGGCTTCGATCGCGATGAAGAAGTCGACCGCCGGAGCCATCTCCTCGAGGCGGCATTGCAGCATGTCGAGTTCGTTGTTGAACGGGAACACGTCGATGATCAGTGGGCGCCTCACGACCAGATGTCCTTCTTGACGATCTGGTGCTGTTCGATCAGGCCGGCCCGGCGCTTGAATGCGATCTCGTCCATTTCGGAGAACTCGACGGCCCGCATGTAGGTGGCGTCCTTGGCTCGCAGGTCGTCGCGTCCGTCGTAGCCGGGATGGTGGTGGATGACGACCGAATCAAGGCAGGGTGTGAACACGCCTCGGGCCTTGGCGAGTTGGATCATTTCCTTGTCGCAGTACCAGTGGTAGTACGCCTCCGGGCACAGGATGCCCGGCCCCTCGAGCGAGGTGCCTTGCTCGACGACGTGGGAACGGCGGACGAAGAAGTGGTCGGCGTGTTTGCCGGCTGCCACCAGCGGGTTGCGGGTGCGGCCCGGTTCGCTGTCGTTGGTGCCGATCACGTCGTAGCGGTCGGACAGGCGGCGGGCTGCGTCGATCCAGCCGGGTGTGAACTCGACGTCGTCGCCGGCGAGGAACACGAACGACTCGACGGTCTGGTCGAAGCCTTCGTTGTTCTTGCAGGCGTACGAGGTGCCGCGACGGGCGGGCAGCCAGCGTGCACCGGCCTGTTCGACGGCTGCGATCTGATCGGCGTCGGTCTCGTCGAGGATGTAGTACAGGTTGGCGGTGCCGTCGTTGCTGCGGTTGAACGACTCGACGAGCCGTTGCACGTTCTGCGGCCGGTTCATTGCCGGGACGAGCACTGCGACGTCGTCCATGATCGGCTTCGTCGCTGGCGGCTCAAGGTTGAGCGTTGCCAGATACGGGCGCCAGTAGGTGGCGTAGACGTGGTCGGCGTCGTACTGGGCGGCGAACTGGACGCAGTCGTCCTGCATCTCGGCGAGGTCGGCTGCGTACGCCTTCTCAAGTGCTCGTTCAATCTCGAACACGTTTGGTGTCTGATACCAGGAGCGCGAAGGGCCGTCCCAGTTCAACTGGCCGGACACGAGCCAGCCGTTGCCGACCAGCTCCTGTTGCGCGGTGAACGCCGACGTGATGACCGGCACGCCGCACGCCTGAGCTTCGATGAGCGGCACACCGAACCCCTCCCCCCTGGACGGGGCGAGCAGCACGTCGAACGCCGTGTACATCAGGGCCATCAGCTCGGGCGGGAACCCGATCATGTAGGCGTACTGGTTCGTGTAGCGGATCGCCTTCTCGGGGATGCCGGCCATCGCAGCCAGTTCTGGCAGGTTGACGCCGCCAGCGGTGCCGGACTTCTCCGAGTGGATGTGCAGGATCGAGTTCGGGTGCTGTTTGTGGAACCGGCTGAACGCTTGGAACGCTTCGGCGAAACCTTTGCGATCGTTCGGGTCTTTGTTCATGGCGACCATGCCGACCACGAACGCCCGGTCGTCGATCTGCAGGAACTCGCGGCCGGTCACCTGGCGTCCGTCGATCGTCGCGGTGAACGTCGGCTTGTAGACCTTGGTGTCGACTGCGAGCGGGATGTACGCCGGGGTCAGGTCGTGCGTGGTGAACTCGCCGAGGCCGTGCTTGGACATGGCGATGCAGCGGGCGTTCGATCGTTCGAAGAACCGCAGCACCATGTTCGGCACCGGGTCGTGATCGACGGGCGCCCAGGCGGCGACGTTGAACTCGGCAAGGTTCGGTGTGGTCAACGACCAGACGTCGAGCAGCGGGATGATCCAGCCTTCGTCGCTGCCGAAGAACTGTTTCGCGTGGGCGCAGATGACGTCGTCGCCGGACACGAGGAACCACGACGGGTACACCGGGATTTTGTGTCCTCGAGGTGATGTCCAGGTGGTGAGGCCGGTGGCGGCGGGTGCGCCGTAGGTTGCCGAGATGGCGATCTGGTGGCCGTCGTCGGCGAGACGGTCGGCGAGCAGTGCGATCTGGACGCCGTAGCCGGTCTTGACGGTGGCCGAGTTGGAGTGCAGCAGGATCTTCACTGGTTCACCTCGTCGATGACGATGTGGTCGGTGATGAAGCTGTGCAGCAGCGGGTCTCGGTCCCACGCGATGCCGACACGGGCTTGGTGGGTGGCCGCACCGAGACGTGTTTCGATCGGTGCACCGGGTTCGGTGACGATGACGAACATGTCGCCGTCTTGTGTGACGGTGACGACGTGTTCGGTGCGGGCGATGCGGCGCAGCTCGAGGGCGAGCTGGCCGCGAGGAACCTCGTGAACAGGCATTGATTGGTTCTCCTGGGCAGGGGTGAAACGGGACCGGCCGACGACAACGTGTGCCGCCGGCCGGTGCCGCTTGGGGATGTGGCAGGTATTGCCCTCGGAAACCCTGGAGGAGGTTTCCGAGGGCGTCCCCCTGCCTGGGGATCGTCCAGCCGCGAGGGCTGGGAAGGTCACACGTTCTGGATGAGCGTGTTGAGGTAGCCGACCTGGCGATGGTTGCCGCCGACCCTCCACTTGCCACGGAACCCGGTCTCGTCGGTGTCGAAGTAGCGCGAGGCGTCCGACTCGATGACCGGGTTGCCGACGGTGCGGATGACGTACTCGGAGAAGTCACCGAACGTGGCGAGGATGGCGTTGGAGCCGGCAGCGGCGCAGTTCGTGTCGGTCAAGACAGGGTTGCCGAGGAACCGGTCGGGCTGGCCGCCCTGGATGCCGTTGAACACCGACGGCTCCCACAGGAAGGCACCGACGGTGCCACCGGCGCCGTCACGCAGCTTGCGGATCGAACCGGCGACGCTGTCGTTCATCAGCCACGAGCCACGCTGACGGACGCTGTCCGCCACCGAGTACTGCAGGTCGATGAACTTCTCCACCGACGGCGCGATGAGCGAGCCGCCGGTCTTGATCGGGGCGTTGGTGCCAGCGCCAGCCAGCACGGTCATGCCGGTCGGTTCGTTGGTGCCGGTGCCGACGACGAGGTCGGCGTCGATCACGCGACCGAGGCTGTAGCCGAGGTCACCACCGAGCCAGGACGAGATGTCGAACGCTGCGTCGGTGACGAGTTCGTTCGAGACACGCACGAGCTGGCCGTACTTGTAGGTGTTGAGGTTGACGCGGCCCATCACCGGGTCGGAACCGGCAAGGGTGGTGCCCTGACCGCTGACCTGGGTGGCGATGCCGTGGGTCGTCAGCTTCGGCAGCTGCATGTTCTCACCGGTCGAGGTGTTCATCACGGTGGCGCCGATGCGGAACGCTGCGATGTTGGCCTCGAGGAGGTCGAACAGGCTGCGGGCCATCGTGGTCGGCACGACCAGCGAGCCGCTGGTGGCGTCCCAGGCGAGGGCACGGATTTCCTCGGGCGAGGCACCGGCGCGCAGCATCTGGCGCTCCTTCATGGCGCGCTGGATGTCGATCTCGAAGTCGCCGTTGCGGTGGGTCAGCCACTGGCGGAAGGCGTCGGCTTCGGTCTTGTCGTTGCGGGCGGTGCGGGCCTCACCGAACACCGACAGCGTCTGCTGACGGAGGGCGGCGGCTTCCTGCTCGCGGGTCTCGCGGGCGACGAACTCGCGCACTTCGGCGTCGATCTCGTCGATGCGGGCGTCGAGGCGGGCGATCTTCTGGCTCTCCTCGGCGCTGCGCTCACGGCCGGCGGTGTAGTCGAGTTCGCTGCGAAGCTGTTCGACGACACGGGCACGGTCCTCGTTGAGCGCGATCACATGGGAACGAATGTCCATGGGTCACGTCCTTTCGGGATGTGGGTTGTGGTGTGTGGTCATCGACGTGGTGGCGGCGCCCGTGGTGACCGCTGTGCGGTTCCGGGTGGCGCGCTCCGGGTTCGATGTGGGAGCCGTCAGACCAGGGCGGGTCGGGCGGCGATCTTGCGGTCCAACGCTTCGCGGTCGGCGCGGTCACGCTGCTCGAACTGCTGGTTGGATCGGATCGGAACGTAGGAGACAACTTCGTTCACCTGCACCGGGTCAGCGGTGTCCAGGGTGACGGTGTTGTCTGAGTTGAGGCTGTAGCCGAGCTGGAAGTAGCCGTCGGTTTCGGTGCCGTAGAGGCAGAAGATGACCTGCTGGTCGTTGAAGTCTTCGACCTCGATCATCGTCAGCGGCGTGGTGGCGAAGCGGGCCTTCAGCGCCAGCTCGAGCCACGATTCGACTTCCTCGTTCCAGACATCGGCGAAGCGGCGGTTCAACGCCCGGACGGCGCGACGCATCTGGTCGTGGGTCATGTCGACGTCACGGATGTCGGCGATGAACGCATCGAAGGACCGCAGTTGGGCGGTGGTGGTTGGTGATGCCGGGTAGGTGACGACGGAGACGTCGAACAGTTCGATCTCCTTGATCGACCGCTGCGAATAGTCCGATGACCATTCCTCGTCGCGGACACGGAACCCGATCGACATCTGGTCGAGGTCGCCACGGTTCATGGCCGACCGGATCTCCTGCACCGTCGGGTTCGACGGGTCGAGCGTGGCGGTCGCCCGCAGGTTCGGATCAGCGGTCAGCTTGAGGGTGCCGGACTTGCTGCGGGCAAGCGGAACGCCGGAATGGTTCACCAGGAGACGGACGTCGGCCTTCTGCTTCAACGTGCGGTTGAACGCACCGGGCAGGATTGTCTCGGTGTAGTCACCCCACTGGTCACGGACGTGGTAGCCGGTGTTGACGACCGATGCGACACCTTCGAAGGTGAAGCCTCCGGTGCCGTCACGCAACTCGAGGTCGGCAACGGTGAACGATCGGGTCTCGCGCTCGGAGCGGGCAGCGCGTTCGATGATGCTGGGCATGAAGCCTCCTAGACAAGAAGCAGCAGTTCCTCGTCCTCGAGGAAGATGTTGTGCGGGTCGACGAGCCCGTTGCTGGTGGAGAAGTCGATGGTGTTGATGGCGTCGCCGTAGGCGAACACCGGTGGCAGGAGGATCGGCAGTTGTCGTTCGGGTCGGCGTCGTTGCCGTGGCCGCAGGCCGCCGTGGCTGACGTCATCGGTGAGCGCTGGTGTGCCGGAATCGCCGGACGCCGTCGAGGTGTCGTTGGCGTTGGTGGTGGCGCTGGTGCCGACGATGGTGACTTTGCCGGTGGCGTTCGACGTGTCGTTGGCATTGGTTGTCGTCGAGGTGCCGACGATGGTGACAGTGCCCGACGCCGTCGAGGTGTCGGCAGCGTTCGTTGTTGCCGAGGTGCCGGTGACGGTGTTGGTGACAGTGCCGGACGCTGATGATGTGTCGGCAGCGTTCGTCGTTGCCGAGCTGCCGACGATCGTCACGGTGCCGGTGGCACTCGACGTGTCGTTGGCGTTGGTGGTGGCGCTGGTGCCAGTGACACCGGTTGGCGCTACTCCACCGAACAGCAGCAGCAGCGACATCGGTCATCTCCTGACTAGCGGCAACCTCACGTTCGCCGAGATGTCCACGATCCGTGGCTGTTCCGTTGCTGCGACCGTCACGCCTGACGACGTGCCGTCAGTGCGGCTGATGGCAGTCGCTGCCGTAGCCGAAAGTTGTTGGCGGATATAGGTGCCGGTCAGCCGGTTCTCCCACATGACCCAATCGCCAGCGGTGGCACCGTCTCGAGGGAAGTGGCCGGGATGGTTGCCGAGCCACAACGGCCGCACGTATTGCTGCTCGATCAGTAACGCTTCATCGGTGGTGATGGTGCCGGCCGCAGCGATCGGGAACGGTGTGTTGACGCCGCTCGTGTATTGCAGCATCGACACTTGGCCGATGTCGCCTTGGAACGCTGCGGTGCCGGCGGTGGCAGTGTGGTTGCCGAGCGCCTGGTTGGCGGTGGCGGACAACGCACCAGCGGGTGCGGTGTTCTGCACGATCGTCATCGGTGTTGGTGGCGTTGTGGCGTCACCGAGCCAGACACGCCAGGCGATGGTCGGGCCGGTCACGATCGACACAAGCGCCGCCATGAAGTACCAGCTGCCAGCGACGATCCCGGAAGGGAAGACGGTGGTGTCGGCGGTGGCGGTCCATGATCCGACCGTGGTGGCGGTCGCTGAGGACAGTTGCAACGTCGAGGTTGTGGTCCCGACCCTGACGCCGTAGTTGGCGGTGGCCGAGTTGATACCCATCGCGCACCAGTAGCGGCCTGCGGTCAGCGTGGTCGGCCGCCACCATCCGGCGATCAGGCCGGCTTGGCCGGTGCTGCCGAAGCTGGTGCCGAGCAGGCTGACGGTGTTGCTGGTGGCTGCACCGAAGGTGAGCGGCATATCAGTACCGTTCGACGTAGGTGATCAGCTGCAGATCGGTCGCTGCGACGAACGTGCCGTTGGCCGACCTGGTGATGAGTCCGGCATAGAGCGCCGAACCGCCCGACGTGACGAACGGGATCGACAGGTTCTGCGCCTGAGCGACACGGTTGTTGCCGATGTCGTAAGCGCCAGCCAGTTGGACGATGCCGACCACCTTGAGCGCATCGGCGTCGCTGATGGCGTAGGCGGCGTTGTCGGCCGCGAGGGTGATCGCCGAATCGGTGAACACGACATCAACTGCGCCGATCTTGTCGGCGGCGTCGATCAACGTGACGCCAACGATCGCACCGCCGGTCAGCGAACCTCGAGCTGCGCCGGTGATGATGAACTGGGTGCCGAGCTGGTCACCGGCCGCATAGTTGGTGGTGGCGGTGGTCAGCGAACCGGATGCGACCGAGATGCGCTGCAGGTCACGGCGGCTAACGGTGTGCAGGTCACCGTACGACGACACCGAGACTGCGCTGTAGTCGCCGTCGGCAGTGGAGCCGGTGAAGTGGTTGCGGACGCCGAGCATCATCACGCCGGCATGACCGTCGGAGTGCGGCTGGTCTTCCTGCTGGAAGCCGGCGACACCGGTTCCGGCAGCGTTCGTCAGGTACGGCTCGACACGCAGGCCGCCGGTCGCGGTGACGGTGCCGACCGCTGCTGCCGTTGACGGGTCACCGATGACAACGACTTGCCGGTGCTCGTCAACGCCGGCGCCGACGGTGCGGGTGTCGATCTTGGTGCCCGACCCGGCTGTGATCGGGACGTCACTGTCGGCCATCAGCCGTTGCCCTCGGTGATCGTGAACGACGTGATCGAGATCGGCTGACCGGACACGATCGTCGTGGTCGACAGGTTGAGGTCGCTGAGAGTGGTGCTGATGTCGCCGTCAAGGATGACGACGGTGCCAGCCGAGTTCGTGATCCGGAACCACGACGCAGTACCGGACGCCAAGGCGTTCGCACCGGTGATCGCGTTCAAGGTGAGCACGCCGCCCGATGCGGCTGCGGCGAACGTGGCGTTGCATGTCAGCTCAGCCAACTTCACCTGGGTCGTGACAGCAGTGTTGGCGTTCGCCGGCCGGCCGGGAGCGGTGTTGTCGTAGATGCGGAGCAACGCTGAACCGCCAGCGGCGGACGTGATCGTGTCCAACATGGCGTTGCGGATTGCAGACGTGTACTTGATCGTCATGACACAACCTCGTCGATGATCACTGCGATGCGGCCCAGCTCGTCACGTTCCACCATGCGGCGCGTCTGCTTGGGCGGTGCGGGCTCGACGACCTCGGGTTCGGGCGACCGTTCGATGAACACCTCCGGCGCGACATGCACCTGCGGGCCCTCCTGGCGGATCGTCACGTTCGCTGCTTCCTGCTCCGGGACATGCACGTCGACCTGCGGGTTGACGGTCACCTGGGCGCCTTCGAACCGTTGCTCACCCATGTTCAGCGTCAGGTTGACCGGCGCCGCCGAGTTCGTCTGTGTCACGGCAGGCTCGGGTGCCGGCGGCGGCGGCATGTCGGGCAACTTGTTCAAGTCCTCGAACTCACGCATCTCGGCGGTCGTCAGCACCGGCCCTTGGCCGTAACCAGCGGCGGCGGCGTTGATGTTTGAGGCGGTCTGATAGATCGCCCAACGGGTCGACGAGTCACCGCGCAGCAGGCCGTCGACGTTGAACTTGACGAAGCGAGGCTGCGGCAACAGCGCCGACAGCGCTTTCTCAAGCCGGATGATCCACGGCAGGAACGTCACCTGCAGACGGCGGATGTTGCGCTGCTCCAAGTTGGCATAGGTCAACGAGGTGCCAGCGACCGGGATGCCGAGATCGGCAGGGTCGACCATGAACACTTGGCCGGCGATCTCGGCAGCGGTCCATTGACGCAGCTGCAGGAACTGTGCCTGCTCGTTGGTGACACCGGTCGACTTCCACGTCGCCCCATCCTCAAGCACACCGGGCAGGCCACGGTTGCGCTTCTGACGGGCCCGACGCCACGCCTGCGCCATTGCGGTCATCTGATCGGGCTGGGCGCGCTTGGGGATCTCGATCACGCCGGGCATGTTGTTGAACGTGTTGAACTGGTCGATGCCGAACTCGACAGCGTTCAAGCCGAGCCCGATCGACTGGCGCGCATACTCCAGGGGCGACAGACCGGTATCGAAACCGGGCAGCATCATCCCCTTGATGTGCACCATCTGGCCCTCGAACAGGGAACCGTTGATTCGGTAGCGGACCATCCCACGGTCACGGAACACCTGCACCGACTGCGGGTCCACGATCGGGATCTCGACGATCTGACCGAGGCTGTTGCGCTGCACCATGATGTAGCAGTTGCCGTGCAGCAGCAGCGACGTGATCGCCTGCGTACACCACGACGTGAAGTCCAGGTCGACAGTCGGTTCTGTCAGCCATGCTGGCGGCTGCACCTCGAGCTGGTCGCCGTTGCTGTTGCGCCGGTAGGTGTCGACCGGCAGGGTGGCGATCGAGTCGGCGATCAGACGGACACAACCGGCGACAGCGAGCAGCTGCATCGCCGTCAGTTCGGAAACGGTTGCGGCGCCGACAGTGTTGGCGTCACCGGGCCAGTCGCCCCAGGTGGTGGCCTGTGCGCGTTCCTCGATGGGCGCGTTCTGGAACAGTTGACGCAGCATCATTCACGCTCCGCAGCAAGCCCCACGAACACCGACACGACACCGACCGCTGCGACAGCGGCAGGGATCGACACGAACGCAGCCCCAACGACGAGCAGGGCAAGGCCGAACAGTTGCAACGCAGTACCCATGCCCGGCCTTTCAATCCTCGAGGAAGTCGGCAAGGTCAACGAACCCGCCATCGAACTGTTCGCTGTTGACTGCCGGTTCGGTCGACAACATGCACCGTGCCAACGTCACGGCTACCAGCGGTGAGATCGGCACCGTGGCATTCCGCCGATCCCACGCCCACGCTTCACCAAGCTGCCGTTCGGCTGCGTCCGCAGCTGCGTTCTCCAGCGGCCCTTGGTTGGCGGGCCGTTTCAATCGTCCTTCGACAACATCGGCAAAGAATGCACCGCACGCACGCTTGAGTTCCGTGAAGGTGACTTGATGTAGCAGGTCGGCGCTGATGCCGGCCTGCCGGAATGCCAACAGCACTGCAGCAACCGTTGCGCCAGCGGGGCCGACGCCGTCGCACACAACCACAGTCGGTTGCCACCGCTGAACCAGTTCAAGCAGACGATCTGGCAACCAGCCGGTGCCGGCCTGGTGTTCGATCACCTCGACGTACGGTGCATCAAGCGAACCGGCCGCTACCGCGATTGATGCCCACTCGCCACCTGGAGCGACATCGAACGACAGCACGATCTCGCCTGGATTGATGACTGGCGGATTGTGCGTGATGGTTGCCGCCCACGCATCCGCCGGAAGTTTTGGATCACGGACAACTGAGTCTTCGGGCGGCGGATCAGGAATCCCCAACCGTTCGCGAAGAAACTCTGTGAGCGGCATTGCCGCACGTTCAGCTTCTACAAACTCGGGCGAGATGCGAATACCCAACGCAGGGTTGGCTCGAGCGATGGCATCCCAATCGTCCGGGTCTGAGCCCGGTTCGTTGCACCATGCTGCGTAGAACAGCCTAGGCGATGTTCCTTCGATCGCCCGTCGACGCAACGAGTGCATCATCGCCGAGGACGACATCGGGGCCGAGGACGTGAACCAGATCTGCGGGTTCGGACGAGCCGACAGCGTTGGCAGCAGTGCGCCGATCATCACGGGTGTGACAGCGAACGCCTCGTCCAGGTAAACGCAATCACCAGACATACCTCGACCAGAACCACCTGATCGCGCAATGAACCGCAGACGCTCACCGGTCTTGAGTTCGATCGCCTGTTCGCCAGCGCCGCGCCGTATGCGTGCAACTTTCTTCGACATCGCTGGCGATCCGTCGATCAGGTTGGTGAGCCGCAGGAAGTGTTCGAACGTGGTGCGGAACTCGTGAGCAGAATGGATCTGCAGGCGTTCCCGAACGACGAACAGGCCCGCCAGTTGACGAGCTTCAAGAACTGCGCCCTTGCCGTTCTGCCGGCCGACTTCAATCCCGACTTCGAATGCTGCGTGCTGGCCCTCGGCGTTCTCGGCTAGCGACTCCTCGAGGAGCCATTGTTGCCAGTTGTCCAACAGCAAGCCGACGCTGAGAGCGAATTCAACTGCTTCTCGGCCGGCGCTGCCGTGTCTGCTTGCTGGCAGACTGAGCAGACTTGGTCGCTGCGATCCGATCAAGACGGCGCTGCGCGAGCTGGTCAGCAAGGTCGATCTCCCCTTCGGTGGCGAGACCGTCGATCTCGGCCAACACGGCCTGCAACCTGGCAGCGACTTGCGCCACAACGGCTGGAGCTGCCGTGTCCATGTCGGCGGCCAACTTGTCTCGCATTGCGATCAGCGTGGTTCGCCGATCGCCGGAGGATGCTGCTGTTGCGATGGACACGGAATGCTCACTGTCTGTGACATTGCTCGGTCACGCTGTGGGTCCAGGCGTTGACCGGCAAGCCCCTCTAGCAGGGTAAATATACGTACAGAAGTTTTCGGGGGTCGTCTGGCCCCCCACCCACCGTGAAAAACCGACCCACGCCTCAGAATCTGGGCTACCAGGGGCGGGTGGTGCCCAGCGGCAGCAGGACACCCGAGGTCGGTGCTTGCCGTGCAACCTCAGCGACCAGGCCGGGTCGACCAAGGACCGACTCGACGTGAGTCAGCACTAATGCGTTCGGAATGAACGAACGACCTGCAACGTGTTGCGCTTTCAGCTGCTCAGTTGCCTCGCTCGGACTTGCACCGGCTTGCACCAGGAGTCCGATTGCCACCGCAACCGATCTGCTTTCGCCACGATGGCAATGCACCAAGACAGATGAACGAGCTGCGCCGAACGAAAGCATCGCTGCAACGTCGTCGACTGTTGGTGCGCCTCGAGCCTGGCTGTTGTTGATGTCGTAGAACGAACGGATCAGATGGTGTTGATGCTTCCATGTGATGTCGCGTGGGCGCGGCCCAGCGGTGATCACTGTCTCGAAGTTGACGTGCAAGTCATTGGCTTCAGTGAGACTGGCGACGGTCACCATTCTCGGGACGTCTTCAGTTGCCGCCGTCGCAGGTTGCCCGCCGTTGCTCCAGCCGAGCGGTTGCAGCTGCTTGCCTCGGGCGCAAGCGGACTGGTTGGATCTCCGTCACGCAGGTGACCGGCATCCCAACGCGCTGCAGCTCCATGCTCGGCAAGTGTGCGCCCACAACGCCAGCAACGTGTGGTCGGGTCAGCGTATGCAGCGTTACGAACGACGCGTGCTCGAGCTGCGTAATCGCCTCGGTAGTGCGCCCTGGAATGTGCCGGCATGTTCACCTCGACAACGCAACGACCCGCAGGCAGTTGGCCCACGGGTCGGAACGTATGTGTTCTAGCACATTGTCCGGTTACATCGCAGTGTTGACGGTTACAGCGGCTCATGGTCTTTGCTGATGTCGATGCCATCACGCGTCCGTGCACGCCACCACGCCATGTAGTGACGCTGGCAGAGGCCGGACTTGACGCCCGGCATGAAGCAATCTGCGTCGCCCCATTCGATCACGGCGTGCTTGCCGGACTGGTGACTGCAGCACAGGTCGCGCTTGGTGTCCTCGGGCTTCACAACGACCTTCGGGGTTCGCATGATGATCACTCGACGGCACAGCTCGTGCAGGTCACGGATCGACTCAAGCACTGCATCCTTGGCGTCCCGCAACTGTTCCCTGGCGTCGGTCAGCGCCCAGCGTGCGTCGGCGTACCGTTCGGGCCCGGTGAGGTCTGATGATGACCGGATAGCGACCTCGGGTGCGCCTGAGCCGAAGCCGTCGATGGCTGACAGTTCACGCTGCACATGGTCGAGGGCGGCGGTCAGTTGCACGGCCACGATGGCTTGCAA